CGTTTTGCGAGAAGAACTGGGTCAAGTCTGTTGCCATTGACCGATGGAATGCCACTCATTTGACGACCCAGCTCGTCAATGAGGGTGTCGATGTCAAGCCGTATGGGCAGGGTTACGCCAGCTTGTCAGCGCCGTTAAAGCTGCTCCAAACCCTCGTCTCAAGCCAGAAAATCCGCCACGCGGGCAATCCGCCGCTGGCCCTCCATATCAGCAACATGCAGGTGAAGCAGGACGACGCGGGCAACATTAAGCCGACGAAGAGCCACTCGCACGCCACCGGACGAATTGACGCCGCTGTCGCTTTGATAATGCCGCTGGGCGTGTGCTCCGCGGAGGCCCAAGGCCAAGACGACGAACCCAACATTCTCCTGATCTGATGCCAGACGAAACGCAAGCAGTCGAAGATATCGTCGAAATGCGCAGCGGCATCTCCCGCGTGTTCGAGGAGATGATCGAGCAGAAGAAGACGACCGCGGGCGTCTACGTCACGCCGGAGGCGAGTCTTCAGTGCAGCGCGATCCTGGCCGCCGTCAAGGTCGTCAGCGAATCCGTCGCCAGCCTGCCCCTCCAGCTCTACGAGCGGACGAGCGACGGCAAGCGGATTGCCGAGGAGCACCCGCTCTATGACGTTCTCGCCCACGAGCCGAACGACTGGATGACGGCGTTTGAGTTCAAGGAGCTGATGCAGTCGTGGCGGATGTTGTGGGGTGTCGGCTACTCGTGGATCAAGCCTGGCCGGCGCGGCGCCGTAGATCAGTTGATCCCGCTGCACCCGTCGCGGATGAAGCCAGAGCGGCTGAAGAACGGCCGGCTGCGGTACGCCTACTCCGAGCCGAATAGCCCGACGCCGACGTATTACCGGCAGGATCAGGTCTTCGCCTATCGCGGCCTCTCGCCGGACGGCGTGAACTGCTACATCCCGACGGTCTTGATGCGGGACGCGATCGCTCTGGCTCGCGCCGCCGAACTGCACTCCGGTGCATTCTTCGGCAACGGAGCGCGTGCCGGCACGGTCATTGAAACCGATCAGCCCATGAAGCCCGAGACGCTCCAGCGGCTCCGGCAGCAATGGGAGGATATGCACCGCGGCCCAGAGAACTCCCATAAAACGGCCGTCCTCCCCCACGGCGCTCATCTCAAGGAGATGACCGTCAATAATGACACGAATCGTCTTCTGGAAACGCGACGCCATCAGATCGAGGAGGTGGCCCGCGCCTTTCGGGTGCCGGCCTACATGATCGGCGACTTGTCGAAGTCTTCGTATTCGTCGGTCGAGCAGCAGGCCATCGACTTCGTCACGTTCACGCTGGTGCCGGATTTGCGCCGATTCGAGGCCGCCTGCCGCCGCGACTTGGTCGTGGATGACAAGCGGTATTTCGCCCAGTTCGATGTCTCCGCGCTGCTCGTCGGCGACTTCGCCGCCAGGGCCAGCTTCCTGCGTGAGATGTGGAACCTCGGCGTCTTCAGTACCAACGAGGTGCGTCAGCAACTGGGCTACAACCCCGTCGAAGGCGGCGACAAGCGGTTCGTGCAGGTCAATATGCAACTGCTCGAGAACTACACGCCGGGGAACCCGACGGCCGCGCCGACGAAAGTATCGGAGCAACCGGCCAATGAACCTGCCAGCGAGGCTCCAGTGCCGACTGACCCGGCCGCTGCCGGTGAGTCCCGTGCCGCCGAGGTCGTCTTCACTTCGACGCTTCGGCGACTCGCCGCCATCGAGGCCGACGGGATTCTCGAGCGACGCAACAAGCCGGCCAAGCTGGCGGCCTGGCTTGAAACGCACGAGCAGCGGATGCGAACGGAGTTGTGCGACGCCGCAGAGGCTACTGGCCGCGATATCGATGGCTTCGTATCCGGCTGGATGGAGAAGTCGCGGGATTTGCTTCTGGATTGCCACCGCAGTGGCAAGTCTTACGAGGAGGTCACTGGATCATGGACGGATCGAGCGAACTTGAGCGACGCCTGATCGGCGAGGTGCCGGGGCTTGAAGTCAAGGAAGACCAGAATGGCCGCACGGTCATTCGGGGCTACGCCGCCGTCTTTGAGTCGGAATCGCAGGACTTGGGGGGCTTCGTCGAGATCGTGGAGCGCGGCGCGTTCGACGATGTCATGCGGTCGAACCCAGACGTCTTCGGCAAATACAACCATGAGCGGGTGATCGGCCGCACCACCAGCGGCACCATGCGGCTGACGGTGGATGAGCGCGGCCTCCGGTACGAGATCGACCCGCCCCGGTCGGCGGCCGACGTGGTCGAGCTGATCCAGAGAGGCGACGTCCGCGGGTCAAGCTTCGCCTTCCGTAGCCGCCCGGCCGACGAGTCGTGGTCGAAGGACGTGAACGGCCGGATGATCCGCCGCATCAAGCGTTTTTCGTTCCTTGGCGATGCCGGCCCTGTGGACACCCCGGCCTACTTGGCAACCGAAACCTACGTCAGCAAGCGTGCCCTGGAGATGGCGAATGAGCAGCGAGCGGATATCCCTCTGGTCGAAGATTCTGCGCGGGCTGTTCCGCAGCAGCCCGAAGCCAGCGAAGACGCAGCGGTGGAAGCCGCAGATGAAGCGCGAGCCGCGACCGTGATGCACGCCCCCGGCGACTTTGTGGCGTGGGACGGCGGCGTCGGCCGCGTGGAACACGTCATGGCCGAGGGCCAGTTGGGCGAGTATTCCCAGGAGCCGATGGAAGCGACGCCGGGCGATCCGGCCGTGCTGATCCGCCTCTGGGAGTCGGACGACGGAATGTGGGAGGAGAGCGACTACTTCGTCGCCAAGCGGATGTCGGAACTGTCGGCACACGCCGACGTTTCCGAAGTCGTCGAAGACGACGAACGCGCCGTGAGCCTGAAGCCGACGGCCGGCATGGCGGCGGCGGCAAAGCGTGGCCTCCGGCTCCACGAAGAAGGCAAGAGCGGCGACGGGCTGAAGCCGGAGACGGTGGCCCGCGCGAATCGCCTCGCCCGACGCGATGAGATGAACAGCGACTGGGTTCGTGAGATGAATGCGTGGTTCGCTCGGCATGAGTCGGCGAGCAAGTCGCCCGGCTGGGATACGCCTGGCGAAGAGAAGCCGGGGTTCGTGGCGTGGCTTTTGTGGGGCGGAACGCCAGCGAAGAACTGGGCGGCGAGGAAGGTCAAGCAGCTTGAGGCCGAGTCGGCTCGGTCGGCCGAAGTGGTCGTCGATACCACCGACTACATCGGGAAGGCGGCGGCGCTGAAGGCGGCGATCCTCTCGACTCCGTTGCACGGCATACGCCACGCACGATAACCTACAGGTAGATACAAGGCTCGCGATGGATGTCGCGAGAGCAGTGCGAGTGCCTTGAGGATTCAAGGCGCGGCGCGCTTGCGGGAACAAACCACCCGCCGGCCGTCGCGCATCTGTCATGCACGCCTGGCCGGCTCAGTTAGGAGCAGGCCGAACATGGCGAGCAACCTCAAGCGTCTTCAGGATCGTGCTGCGGCTCTGGCCGCTCGGATGAACGAACTGGCCGATGTGGCCGAGCGTTCGGAGGATCAGACCTCGGAGCTTCGGAAGCTTTCCGACGAAGCCGACAAGGTCAAGTCCGATCTGGAGTTCGAGGGCAAGCTCGCTGCGAAGGAGGCTGAACTCCGTGCGGTGGTCGAGAAGGCCGCCCCGGCACCGGCCCCCCTCGCGGCTCCTGCTGCGGAGGAGCGGAAGACCGAGATTCGGGCGATCTACCCGCATCACACGACTCTCCGCGCCTTCAACGACGGCCCCGAGGCTGTCGAGCAGGCATACCGGATGGGACGCTGGATTCGCGGCAACGTGTTCAAGAACGCCGACGACCTCCGGTGGTGCCAGGATCACGGCGTCCAGAACCGCGCCCTCAACGAGAGCAGCAACGCTTCCGGCGGCGCACTCGTGCCGGAGGAGTTCGCCAATCGCGTGATTCGTCTTGTCGAAACCTATGGCACGTTCGCTGCCAGCGGCGTCGAGACGGTGTCGATGACCCGCGACACGATGGTGATCCCGAAGCGGCTCACCGGCACGTCGGCCTACTTCATCGGCGAAGGCTCGGCCATCACCGAGAGCGAGCCGACCTACGGCAACGTCAGCCTGACGGCGAAGAAGCTCGCCGTGGCCTGCCGGATGTCGAGCGAGGTTGTGGAAGACGCCCTGATTTCGCTTGCAGATGCCTGTGCCCAGGAGTTCGCGACCAGCCTGGCCTACACGGTAGACCTGTGTGGCTGGCTTGGTGACGGCAGCTCCAGCGTGGGGGGCATCCGCGGCATCGTGTCGAAGATCGACAACGGCAGCCACACGGCTTCGGTTCACACCGCGGCCAGCGGCAACACCGGCTTCGAGACTCTCGACATCGAGGACTTCCTCGGTGCGATGGGCAAGCTGCCGATGTACGCCCGCAACGGTGCGGCCTTTTACGTCAGCCCCGCCGGCTACGCAGCGAGCATCGCTCGCCTGAAGTACGCCGCCGGTGGCAACACGGTCGCCGAGATCGGCTCCGGTGCCGGCGAAACCTTCCTTGGCTATCCGGTGCGGATGGTGCATGTGCTCAACAGCACCCTCGGTGCCGACGCCAGCAAGGTGAAGGTGCTGTTCGGCAACCTCGGCCTGTCCTCGATCTACGCTCGTCGCCGGGACTTCTCGGTGCGGCTGTTCGATCAGGTCTACGCCACGACTGATCAGGTTCTCCTCCAGGGAACCATGCGGTTCGACATCAACCATCACTCTCTCGGCTCGACGAGCGAGGTCGGCCCGGTGGTCGCCCTCAAGTCGGCGGCCTCGTGATCACAAGGAGCACCTGAAGCATGATCCATTCCCAGAACCATCGTGTCGTTGCTGAACTGCCCGCCGCCGCTGTCGGCTCGACGGCTACGGCGCAGCTCGTCATCGACACCATCGGCTACGATCACGCCAGCATCACGGTGCTGCGTGCGAGCAACGCCTCGACCGTCTTCGCCAACGCGGTGAAGGTCGAGGAGTCGGATGCTTCCGGCTCCGGCTACTCCGACGTGACGGCTCTCGTCGGCGGCGGCACCGGCGGCTTCTCGATCCCGGCTGTGTCTGCCACCGGCAGCGTAGCCGTGCTGAAGCTTGACGTGGACACGAAGGCGAAGAAGCGATACCTGCGGGTGAACTACACCCCCGGTGCTTCGGCCAACGTGGCGATCGTTGCTCGGCTCGGCCGCGCCGAGGTGGCCCCCGAGAACGCCTCGCAGGCTGGTGTCATCGGTCTGGTCCGTGGCTGATCCCGTACAAGCGGGACGGCCATGATGGCCGGGTAAGGCGCAAGGATGCGCGCCCGCTCCTCATAAGGAGCGATACCCATGATGCTGCGTGTCGGTAACTGTGAAGCCGAGGTGAGGGTCTGTGCTCTGATGAGCACTCCTCGCCTCGGCT